CAGCATCAAGCAATACTGCCATATCGCCTTCATAGCCCAGCAAATCAATTGCAGAACCAGTGGCGGTAGCAGCTACTACATCGTTGCGCAGGAGGCCCAAGATCGTAGTCTTGGTGCCAAGGTTGTGGATAGTCATGGTTTAGCTTTCCGTTTGGGAGTGGATGGGATAGAGCAAATGGGCGAAATAGGGTCAGATAAAATGGCTTTACCAATGCCAATCAGGAGTTTGGCGTCGGTTAGGGATGCCTCAACAACATCCCCAACACGAACAACCTGGCCTGCCAACATTGTTTGCCGTAAGACCTTAATAAACATAATCAGAGAGTGTTGTTGCCACGGCTGAATGATTCAGGGTGACGCACCGCAATGTCACAATCTTGCATCGCTACAACACGCACAGTACCAGAGGTGCTATGTGTGTAAGGGTCAACCATCAAATCCAAGCCAGAGAAGTAACCAATGATCAAGTCGGCAAAATTGCCAAACCACAAATCATTAGATGCAACTTGGTTAGACAAGATGCCCCGATAGCCATTAACCAAATCACCTTCCATCACAAACAAACCTGAACCAGTGTCCTTGGCCTTAGTCTTCAGAGCACCGCGCATAGCAGCATTCATCAAATACACAGGGCTGCCGGTCAATGCGTTAGCGCCTGCTACATCGCTTTCTAGTGCTACCACTTCAGCAAATGTAGGGGTGTTGGCAGCAAAGTCTTCAGTGCCAACGCCAGTTGTTAGCTTCAGACCTAGTGGCTCGCTACTATTGCCGGTGCCATAAAGGCCAGCAACGTCAATCTTGAGCGCTAATACACGGGCAAGATCATTACGTACCATGTTCTCAACGTCGATGCTGGATTGCAGCATCAGGCGGCGGCTGTAATCAGTGAAAGCTGCAACCGTGCGTGGTGTCAGGCTAACTTGATCAACCGTTTGCTGGCTTTCAGTAGGTGCGCCAGACTCAGCTACCCAATAAGCAGTAGCAGCGCCAGATTGGCGGGGGATTGCAACGTTACCAACCAAGCCGGTTAGTACAGTAGCGCCTGCTTGGTCCAATGCAGATGCATTACGCAGCAAATCAATAAAGCTGCCAGCATCCAAATCAGTAGCAACTAAGTTACCGCCAGCAGATGCAGTGCCTACAGATAAATCACGGCGCAACACATCTTGTGGAATTGTGATACCACGTGATTGACGGCCCAATTTGGCAGCCGCAGCATCAGATGCTTCAATCTCAAATGCAGCCGATTCACGCGCAGCGCGGTCGGTTGGATTTGCTAAATAGTTGATGGCACGCAAAAATGAAAAGCTGCGGCTTTCCTTTTCGCTCATGCCGATGTCGGCAACGCTCATAGTCACAGGCTCCTGGTAGGTGTTGATTTTGTCTAGGACAGCAGCACGTGCCTCGTCGATTGAACGACCAGATTCGACTAGCTGTTGGCCAAGGTCGGCCATTCCATGCTTAGTGCATAGAGAATTGATACTGGAGATGCGTGAGCGTTCAGCCTCAGCGGCTTCAGCCCGCACCACGGCCAGATCAGTGGTGGTGTTTTCCATAGGAGGAAGGGGATCAGGGGATGGTGCTGCCGAAGCAGCGGTGGTGGTAGGTAGCAGTGATCTGCCAATCCCTACGGTTTTGTCAGCCGGAATTGAAACCATTGAGATTTCATACGGGCTCCATGCAGTGGCAACATAGTCACCACCGCCGCGCTCTTCCATCTTATCAATGGAATAGCCGAAGGATACATTCCTAAGAATGCCATCCTTCACATCAGCTAAAATCTCTTGCGCAAATTCATTCTTGCTAAACCGAACACGTGCATAACCACGCCTTGCTTTATCATCAATCCTTGCTGCTTCTACTACACCAATAACACGGTCTACATCATGGTTAAATAGCAATGGTGCGCCATCATTTAATCGGCTAAGGTCAGCAGCACTTGCATCATGGCTAAGCACTTCATTGCCAAAATACCTAGCAACTGGATGTTCTGAACTAAATGGAAATTCATAAGTGCGGTCTTCTACCTCACTAAATGCTGTCATCTCAGCGCGGTGAAACTTACCTGTCATGCTGCGGCCTGTTGCTTCTTCAAATTCAATCGGGTCGTACTCATGCTCAATCAACCAGTTAAGCGCTTCATCTGCGGTAAATTGCTCTAGGTCAAACCGTATTGCTTGCAGTTCGCTTGTATCACCTTTAATACCATAGATAAAATCAATGCCCGGCCCGCCTGCGTCATCTTCACGCCGAAAATCGTCATACTGCTCTGGGTCTGTCAACCGTGCTGCGTGCTCGTTTGGGTATGGGCGCTTTTGGTCCATTACGCTTTTATTCAATGATGCCTCCATTGTAACTGCTTTAATCATCGCTTTCATCTTCCAACTCAATCACTGGCAGTTCCGTTTCTTCAAACGGTTGCATTGCAGACTGCGCACCGCCGCCTGCATTTACTTCACTTGGGTCGGTGTCAGTGACAATATTCATCTCATCTAGCATCGCTAGCTCAGCCTGACGGCCTAGCAATACTGCATCCAAGTCACCGCCTTGCTCTGTAATCACTTGCGCTAACGTCTTAAACCCACATCGCACTGCTGTCTTATAAGCATCAACTTCTTTTTGTGGGTCCACCCATTCCCATGTACGTGGCACCCATTTACTAGCGCGGTAACGGTCTGGATTTAACTCATAGCCCGGCAGCTTTAACTCACCGCTTAGCACTGCCATCTCAAGCCAGTTATCAAATACTTGTTGATGAAAATTTTCTATCATATAACGTTGCAGCACACGGTACGTATCGCGCTCTTCTAGCAGGCTAAGCCTGCTGCTGCTGTAATTAGATTCGGAAAAATTCTTGCTGATGCTTTCAAAGCTAACGCCGATGCCAGCAGCTACAGCACGCAACATGCTACGCGTAAATGGCTCAAGTTGGCCATCAGGTGAGTTAAGGTCTGGCACCGTTACTGATTCGCCCGGTGCTAAATATTTAAATACACCTGGGGTAAACTCACTAACGCGTTCATTATCATAAATTTCATCACCCATCAACTCACCTTCAGGTGATTGAATGAAACCCATCAGCGCGCTGCTAGCGCGTGCCCGTACAACCTCTGCCTCCTCATACCCTTGCAACATATGCAACCGCATCAATGCCGATGCAAACCATGTAACGCCACGCGTCTGGCCTGGCCTTTCTGGTAAAAACAAATGGATAACCTCACCTGCTGGCACACGCAGTTTCTTTCCATTAGTGCGTGGGTTACCGGCATACGTATCACCGGGATGGTTAGCATAAAAATGATAAGCTTGTGGCCTTAAATAACTATCAATCTCAATGCCCATTCGTACTGTATTACCAGTTGCCGCCTGCGGTATATCATCATCAATCAAATAATCAGCTTCCAGCACCTGCAATGCAAATGGAACCCGGCTATCGCCAAATGGTTTGCGTATCATTCGCACAAATACTTCGCCGCTTTCAGCTAAACTCCGCGCTAATAACCGCTCAATATCATGAAAACCTAAAATACCGCTTACATCACAACGGCTTTTGTTGCCCCATCTTTCCCATGCTTCATGGATTTGCCCATTAATCGCCTCATCTAATTTGCCGCCGCGTTGCATCCGTACTTGCCCTTGGTGGCGGATGCCATGGCCAATTACATTATTTTGAATAGCACGCAATGCCTGCCGTGCATAATCATTATCACGGCACAACTGCCGCGCACGGTTGCGTAATGCCTTAAAGCTAGACTTAATTTCACTATCGGCGCTGGTGGCACTTGTTATCCAATCAGCCGTCAACCGATTTATCCTTGCGCCTTGATATGCACGTTGCCGCCCTTTGATTGGCGCAAAGCCCATTGCCTTAAATAGCTGCGTGCGTAAGCCCATCTAAAACCTCACAAATAAGTTATGGGGATTGCCAAGGCCATTAGCAATTAATTCTGCCGCCTGCTCGCGTTTAACCTCAGCTTTTAATTTTGCTTCTAGTTGCATCAAGTCAGATAGCGAATACTTACTAAGGCTACGCCCTGCAATACTATACTGCTGCACTGCACCGCCAGATACAATCGCTCTGATTGCAGCCTTTACCGCATCTAAATCTTCTTGTAACTGCGTGCGGCCATCAATAGCACCTGGCGCGCCGGTATAGCTCAGCGCTTGCAATACCTCAAGCTGGCCAGCACCTAGCGTCAGCTTTTCGGTGCTATAAGTTGCAATCGCCTGCCAATACCATTGCCCAGCATCAAAAGCAGCGCTGGTACCAGCCGCAATCGTAAACTCCCAGCCGGTCCCATAAGTTGTGCCAACAACCGTTGCGCCTTCACTTGCTGTATTAGTGCGCAAATAATAAGTCAACGTCCATGTAGCACTGGTAATCGCATTGCCAAATCCATCCGCCGCCGCATCATCGCGCCATTTGACAGTATCGCCTGCTCTGATTTGTGCTGGGATTTTCACGGCTACCAGTTGCGAACGAACTCAGTGCCGGTAGCTACCGGCTTTGGCTTCCTTGATCTTAGCGGCAATTTAGCACCACTATCAAGTTGCTCTTGTAATTGCTGCCACATCGTAGCCCTATTAAATTTGCGATAGCTCAATTGCAATGCTGCATAAGCGTAAACCGCGCAGTCCAACGCCTCATTACGTGCGCTTGGTTTCTTTACCCATTCCCTAATCGGAAACCCGCGCAGGTAACGCAACGTCTGCTTCTCAGCCGTCAACTGCTCAAAATATTCTTCATCAGCAGCCAAGCCAAACCGCAACCCGCCCGGCCCTTCATCGTTATGTTTCATCCTGCCAAATAATGTAGTTTTAATTGTATCACTACCAACACTAAATAATGTAACACCACGTTTTAACGTGCGGCCTTTAGTATTAACATCCACCTTATTGCCTTTGCTAACTGCTACACTGCCGCGCTTACTGCTACCTTTAATCGCAACCACACCTTGCCGTATTCGGTCCCGTACATAATTATAAACTTCATGTGTGCAGTGGCCGCCAGAGTCAATTGCCATTTGTGTAATCTTTAATTCCTTATCGCTTTCAGTAGCCCATGCTGTAGCTAATACTTGGTCAAGCTGGCCCCATACTTCAATCTGCGTTGGGTCACCCATAACTTCTTGATGCCATATCAACCAACCTGTTTCAGCTTCACCCCAGCCCCATACACTAATCGCCAACCTATTATCCTGCACGTCAACACCAGCCGTCAGCAGCAGCACGCCATCTGGGCATATGCCAGACGCATAATTTAAGCGCTTTGCAATTAATCCATCAGCACTTACCTTGCTTGCATAATCTTCTTCCCATGTTTCAGCTAATCTAGTATTAACAAAGCTCTTAAGCATTGGCGCATCAGCCTTTGCACGTAAAAAATCATCAACCATATCAACCCAGCTAAGCCATCCCAATGGTGAATACAAACCCGACAAATGGAATCCAGCCGTTTTGCCATCACATGGTGCTGTAGCTCTCCACTCACCTTGCCGCAGCATCATCGGTTTATGGATTTCTGCAAACTGCTCCTTGCATTTCTCGCATTCATATCGCACTGTGCTCGCATCATTATCAGCCCATTTAAGCTGTGCCCACTTCAGCCATTGCATCTCACTGCACTTAGGGCACGGCACATAAAACCGCCTTTGGTCGCTACGTAAATATTCAGCTTCAATACGGCTAAAATCTTTTACCGTTGGTGTGCTAGTAAGTAAAATCTTACGCCTAGCAAATGTAGTAGCACGCTTCTCTGCCAAACTAACCGGGTCACCCTCGCCATCTACATCAGCAGGGAACGCGTCAACCTCATCCATAAAAATATAACGGCATGGTGTAGACCTCAACCCAGTCGCGCTATTGGCGCCAGTAAGCAGCATCATCCCACCTGGAAACTCCTTAGCAAACATCGTATTACCGCTATCCCTACTTCTAGCCGGTGCAATCTTATCCGCTAAACATGGCGTCTCACTAATAAGCGATTCCAACCTTTGCTTTGATAATCGCTTTGCCATCTCCACCGTAGGTTGCACCAGCAGCATCGGCCCCGGCGCTGAATTGATTACATATCCCAGCCAGTTGCTGCCAGCCTCTGTCTTGCCCGTCTGCGCTGCAAACATCATCACAACACGTTGCACGTTGCTGCTACTGCTAAGGCAGTCCATCGGTTCCTTCAAATAAGGCGTTCTGCTAGTCCGCCATGGCCCTGGCTCCGCGCTTGCCTTACTGCTAAGCCTTCTATTGGCATCAGCCCATTCACTAACCGTTAACGCCAAATCAGGCCGCAGCCCATCCATAAACGCATCACGCCATACGCTCATCGCTCTGCCTCAATCAATGCCAACAATGCGTCCCTATGCTCCTCGCTCAACATCTTATGAATTACCATCGCGTCAGTTTCACCTGCTAACTGATGGCTTAACCTATCAGCTAAATTAGCAAGCGCCTCACGTATCGACCGCCCTACCTGATACGCCTGCTTCTTTACTTCATCAGCAGCAACCAACTCACCACGCTGCAATGAAACCTGCAACTTTGCCAACTCCGCTTGGTAATGCTCACGCCTTGCCCTGCTTTCATTTAACTCTGGTATCGAATCATCAGGTAATGACTTAATAACCTGCTTCAATTGTTGCGGGTCTATAGGGTCAGCATCTGATACCTTAGAATTATGTGTTTTTAATGTATTCTTTCGCCATAACTCAAGCGCCATATCGCGATCAAGCCATCGCTTACCATCCTTTTCAACAACAGCTTCTGCAATACGGTCCTTAGTCGCATGTGTTACAGCACCACGACTACAACCTTTAATCGTTGCAAATTCTGAAAACGTAACTAGCAACTGCTAAACCCAAACTAAACACATCTTAAACACCTTTAGGCTTCTTGTGTCTTGCGATATCCAAACCCCTTGCAGCGCAAGGCTTTAGAAGGTTTCAACGCTGACGCTAGGCAATAAACGTGCGCGTGGACTACCCACGGTCAAAGGTAAAAAAGGGACCCGTTAACGTGCGGACGCAATTGCTTTTTCCAAAGATGATTGAAAATAAAAATCGAATCTTCTTTGAATTACTTTATTAACTATATCTTCCATTGGATAACGCGCTTGGTATCTAGGTGTTGCAGTAATAAACATAGGAACTAAACGGTCGCGGCCATCCCTGCCTTGCCGTTGCCATACACCTGGCTCACGGTTACCACCTTTAGGTGTACCAACAAATACTGAGCCTTTACCTGTTGCATTGGTAGCAGCACCAAGCTTGGTGATTGCTGCTTTGGTTGGGTTGCCATATGAGTTGAGCTTGATTGCAGCAGGTACTAAGCGGCCAAGGTTAAAGCGTTGCTCGAATGGTTTGATGCCACGGTCACCACCTTTGATCTGTGTGCGTAGGTATCGGCCACGTTTTGATTCAGCGCCAACAATACCCAATAGGGTAGCTTTGTTTGCTTTTTCTACTTGAAAACCTTTCTGTGTGAATGATGTTGGGTTATTAAAGTATTGTCGTGTTGCACCGCCTAGTGATGTGCGTGCATCAAAGGCAGTGGAGTTGATTGCATTGGCAGTAGCAAAGCGCATTTGCTTTGACATAGCAGCAACATAGTTAGCTGCTTTATCTAAGTCTGATTTAACTGCGATGTTTACATTCATGATGCATCGGCTAAGGCTTCAATGATTTTATCGTAGTCGCGACTGAAGCTATAGACCAGTTCAGGTGGTATGGGTTGCTGCTCGTCTTGGGCATTGTCGCGGATGGCATTTGCTACCGCCACGGCTTCAGACATTAATACGTCAAGTTTGTCGATGCAGGGCCGGTTGCGTTCAGAAATACAAATCATGCTGTGATTAGGTGTTACAGGTTGATAGTAACCGATAAGGCTGGTTAGGTCTACTTTGCTTAACATTGCGCAACAAAAGCCTGTTACGCTTGTTACGCCCTGTTACGGTCCGTGTTACGCCCAAAATCCTTGCAGCGCAGCGTTTGTTACGTTGTTACATTTTTTTTAAAATAAAATATATATATATAGAGAGGGGGTCTTTAAGGGTGTGAGAGGGGGGATGTGTATATGTATCTCTATGGGGTTGTGTTTTGTTTTTAGCGTAACAAGCGTAACATCGTGACAACCGTTGCAGCGCAAGGGATCTCAGCGTAACAGCATTGTAACAAGGTGTAACACGCAACGATCTGTTACAAAGCTGAGACTTATTGCGCTGCTGGCGGTTTCAGGAAATCAGGAAATAATGCCAGCACTTTCAAGTGGAATTAATGTGCATCGCATGGTGTGTGAGCCAAAACGGATCGGACCAACTTTTGCGGCACCCTTTACGCGCTGTAAAGCCTGCTTATGGGCACCACCAGACCATGGTGTATCGCGTAACAGGCCATGCAAAATGCTATGGGTATTGGCAATGGCTAGGCCACCTTCGTGGTATTTGATGCCATGACGGGCTAGTACGAGATCAGCAGGCTCATCGCCGATAGAGGCCGATAACCGTGCCGCTAAGAATATTTCACGTATAGAAATACGCTTATGGTCAACAGTAACCATAGTATTAAGAATATAATCAAGGCACTTAACTTCATCAGCTTCTTGTGGATCAAGCTGGTTAGATTCCCAATCTAAAGTTTTAATCCATTCTAATGCTTCTTCAATGCTTAATAACTTACCGCCATCAATAGACAAGGACCATGCACCTGCAAGTAGGGTGCCATATTGATCACCGTAGCGCTGGCCAAAAGTTATAGCAAGTGCCCTAGCTAGTATTTTAGCATTAGCTCTAATCACAGGTATATTTTGTATAGTTCTTGCTATTAATTGGCGGCCAACTTCCATTGTAATTGTAGTTTTTATTTCAGCTTCAAAGGCAGTCCACTCTTGTTTTTGTATAGTGTCCTTTCTTAGTGCTAGAACACAAAAGCGATCAACATCAGCTTTTTGTATTAATGCAACATTTATAGATGATACGCAAAACATGCTACGTATTTCAAAGGCGTTAGCGCCGCCAGTGGTTGTGCCTTTATAGATTTTGCCACCTTCAGATGATGCAATACGTGCAAGTGCTAATACATTTTGAACAATTTGTTTATCGCGTTGATCATTTTGTTCAAATTCATCAAATATTACAGGTATAGCATCAGAGCATAAGGTGCCACGGAGGCCAGCTTCAGTGGTACCACCTGTTGCGCCTTGATAGATACCACCCATTAATGGTTTAAGGAAATCTTTAAGGATGCAGGTTTTGCCGGTGCCAGCAGCACCTGTTATCCATGCATGTGGGCGCCAGTCTAAGGCGCCGCATACGGGCGCTAGGACGGTCCAACCTAAAAGGAAGTAGGCATTGACTGGCATTTCCCAGCGGAAGCCGATAGCGATATTACGTATTTTGGTAGCTAACTCATCAGTAAGTGGCTTGTCGGATGGGCCATCTAAGGATTTGGCATGTTCATAAAAATAATTGGTCGGTGGTGGTGCGCAAATTTCATGTTCTTTGTTGTCAACGATTAGGCGATCACCAAGGTGAACGATGACGCGACCCCTGTCATACCAAGCGCCACGACCACGAACGCGATCTGGATCGTAGACGCCCTGTTGCATACAAAGCGCAATTAAGCAATCAGCAGCACGATCCCAATCAGCACCTGTACCTTTTTTATATGCTTCATTCCACCAGGCAAGAGGTGCAAGATTAAGAAGATTAAGTTTGGTATGTTGTGAAGCGGTAAATTCTAATACTTGGCCTCCATTTGTTGGTAGATAGAAATAAGAGCCACGATCAAAACCTAAGCAACGGAATGGCAGCTTGTCTACCTGTGTTACTGGCGTGGTTTCCAACTCTAATGCGGGCTCTGGTGTAACCGGTGCCGTAGGAGCAGACCGGTTGGCCTTGAGGTATGCAGCGGCGTCTGCGGTGGACCAGTCTGCATCAGCTAGATCCCAACCTTCAGGTACGTCTGCTGGTGGTGTGATGATGCGCACCTGAGCGGCACCGAGTTTAATTAATTTGGCTGATAACTTATCCATGGCTTGGATACCAGGAGCGTCTGCATCAGGCCATAGCGTGCAATTGCGACCTATTAATGGCGACCAGTCTGCTTTGTCGATGGCTTTGCAACCGCTAGGCCAGGTAATTGCTATAGCAGATGGAAATAGTTTGGCGGCTGCGTCTGCTGTTTTCTCGCCTTCAACTATTAGGACCGGCGCATTAGGC